CCGGGCCGGTCATGTAGGCTGGCCCACATCTAACCAATAAAATGACAAGAAAACAATTTGCAGTAAGTTTAGTGAAGCGTTTCCAGGAAGCGCATCCACAGATCAAGAAAAATAAAGAGGAGGCAATCGCTTCCGCAATCCTAGCGACAGAGATCGTCTTAGAGTCGATTGCTTTAGGAGATTTAGATCTTAGCCACTGGGCAGATATAAGAGAGGATATCATAAATTTGTAAGCCATGACAGCGAAAGAAAAAGCAGACGATATAATCAACTATATCAGCGATACTCATCTAAAGCAATACGGAAAGATTCAGATGAAATACGTCCTAGAAGAAGCACTGGAAAACTCCAGGTTGATCATTAAAAATCGGATCATCGACGGACTAGATTGCACCTACTGGCGCGAGGTAGTTAGTCACATAAAGGAAAGACAATGACACTAGAGGATCAATGCTTTCACGCTGTCGTAAACGTGCGAATCGCACACGAACAGCAAACGATTTCGGACTATTCTAAGATTATGAAGTATTACAATCCAGAGGTCAAAGCTTTCGATCTGATCCTTGACAAGATCAGCGAAGCGGAGGCAGAGATCCAGCGATTAACGGAGCTGTTAAATTCTTAGAAATAATTTGTTAATTAAAAATTTTGTTTTAAATTCGAACATATTCAGCGGAAGGGGTGAGAGTCTTCCGGTGAATACGGGTTAAAAAACCACTAAGCCAGTCTGATCTCTCACTCAGCTGGCTTTTTTATTTTATTATTATGGCCAAATTAATTATTAAAAGGCGGTATGCGACAATTCCAAACGACTTACTAAATGATCCAAGTATAACCTTAAAGGCAAAAGGTCTTTTTGGTTACATACAATCTAAGCCAGATGGATGGGATTTTAGCGCTGAAAGAATCGCGTCGCAATTAAGAGAAGGATTACCTGCAATTATGTCAAGCTTAAAGGAACTAGAGGCTAAAGGTTATCTTTGGAGGGAGCGATATATAAACGAATTAGGGCATAGATTAGCAAGATATCATCTATTTGATATACCGACATTCGAAAGACCTACTATTGAAAACCTACATAGAGGTTTTCCACATGAGGAAAATCCTTATATAGTAAAACCAGCAGAGTATATAAAGAAAGATTCTACTAATCAAGAAACTTTATTAAAACACTCTTATGATTTCGAGAAATTCTGGAATGCTTACGGAAAGAAAGTCGATAGAGTTAAATGCGAAAAGGCTTGGAATAAATTGACCAAGGATGAGATTGAAAAAATTAATACAACTGTTGAGGCTTACGTTAAGTCTAAGCCAGATGTTCAATACAGAAAGAATCCACTTACCTATTTGAATGGGAAGTGCTTCAACGATGAGCTTCCAGGATTAGGAAGAAATCAAAATAATATTTTACCTTTGAACGACAAACCTATAATAAATCAAGAATGGCTTTAAAACTAAACCTAAGCGATATACACCTGGAGAAGGACATCATCGCTCACTTACTCAGCTATCCTCACTTATTTTCGGAGGCTGACAAAATAATCAATGCTGAATCCTTTACTGATACTTTATTCAAGGCTTCATATTTGGCGTTTAAGGAACTATCGCTAGAAGATAAGAGAATCACTAGAGCAGATGTATTTCGTGTCCTTAAAAGCAAAGAAAAAGAGAAAGGGATTTCTTCTGAGCTGGTCCTTAAATTAATGCCAGACCGAGTGATTAACCTGGAAGACTCCTGCTATCTGCTAAAAGAGACAGAAGGAAAGAGAAGATTTCACGATTTGGCCTTCAAAATCCAGGCAGCAATCCTAGATAACAAAGAAGTCTCAGACTTACAGACGATCATCGAGAAGGAGATGGACTCACTAGAGCGATCTATCGAATCGACAGAGGTATTCGACATCGCTAATCTTTACGACGATGTGATCAATCGCCTAGAGGCAAACGCTGGAAAGATAAAATTCTCAGGGATCGACACTGGATCGCGTGAACTTAACTACATCCTAGGAGGATTCCAGGAAGGGATGACGGTCATCGCTGGGCGTCCAGGTATGGGAAAGACAGTCGCTGGATTGCAACACGCTAAGAGCGCTGCGAAATCTGGTAAACGAGTTCTATTCCTTTCGCTTGAGATGCCAAAGGAGTCGCTCATGTATCGTCTTATCAGCTCCGAGAATTGCGACTATAAATACAGCGATCTAAAAGCTAATCGAGTGAAGCCGGACGATATACTTAAAATCCGAAACTCGAACGCGTCGATCCTTAAATCGCTACCGATCTTCTTCTATGACTCCGACAATCGGGACATCAACTATCTGTCTATGATCCTGACATCGGAGGCCAAGCGGAATAAAATTGACCTGGTTGTCATCGACTATCTGCAACTGATCAGAGACAATCAGCTCAAGGATCAGTCAGACTTCGCTCAGGTTTCTTCCGTGTCGAACAAGATCCAGAAGTTAACAAGGAAGCTAAAGATTCCGATAATCGCTTTGTCTCAGCTATCCAGGGGAATCGAGGGAAGATCGTCAAGACTTCCACAGCTATCAGACATTAGAAGCTCCGGGAATGTCGAGCAGGACGCGATCGCAGTGATCGGACTATATCGCGACGATTACTATAAATACACCGACGCCAGGGCTAACAATACGGCTAAGGGACCGGACGACAATATCCTTAACTATGTGATCCTAAAAAATCGAGACGGGGAGACTTGCACGATCGATCGCTATGTGGATATTACGACAAACCGGATCGCCGATTCTTATGAGGAGCTTCAAGGCTTTAAACCGGTTTACCAGGACAGCGCGATCAATACGATTGTAAATGAATTCGAACCTACTAAATTTTAAAACCTATGAACGTATTAAGTTTATTTGACGGAATGTCCTGCGGACAGCAAGCGCTAGAAAGAGCAGGATTTAAAGTGGACAATTATTTTGCATCTGAAATTGACAAGTACGCTATTCAGGTAACGATGGCAAATTATCCAAATACGAAGCAACTTGGAAGCGTAGTTAATGTTGATGGCTATTCTTTGCCAAAGATTGACCTACTTATAGGTGGATCGCCTTGTCAGTCGTTTAGCTTTGCAGGTAAGCGCAAAGGCATGAGTACAAAGGACGAGCAGGAGATTTTAACCCTTGAGCATTACTTGCAATTAAAAGCAGAGGGATTTGAGTTTGAAGGCCAGTCTTATCTTTTTTGGGAATACATGAGGCTTTTAAATGAGACTAAGCCGAAATACTTCCTTCTTGAGAATGTAATGATGGGCGAAAAGTGGGAGAAAGTTTTGTCCAAAGCTATCGGAGTCAAGCCAATCATGATAAATTCTGCTTTAGTTTCAGCTCAGAATCGCCAGCGTTTATATTGGACCAATATAGGACTTGAGCCTCAAGGTTTATTTGGAGATTTAGAAACTACAATAGAACAGCCAAAGGACAAAGGAATACTTTTAAAGGATATTCTGGAGAAAGAAGTAGATTTGAAATACTTTTTAACAGAAAAGGCTTTAAAATTTGTTACAGATCCAAATAGATTGAAAAAAAAATACACTCAAGATGCTTCTTTGGCAGAAAAAAGTTTAACACATTTAGCAAATAATCAAACGAATTGGCATGGCGATTTTGTTATAGTCCACAATATGATGCCAAGAAGCTCAACTACTGGCAAAGTAGGAAGCGGGCCACTTTCTAGAGCAGATGGAAAGACTTACTGTTTAGATACAGGTACTACAAATGCAGTAGAAATATTTAACAATAAAAGACTTAATCAAACAATAGAAAAGCATAAAGATGATTTAAAGTATGGCACATTAATTGATTCATATAATCAGTCTATACATACAGATAAATCTATAACAATTAGCACAAGAGTTAATGCTTCTTCGCAAACTCATATATTTGAAAAGAAATCTAAGATAAGAAGACTTACGCCTATTGAATGCGAGCGCCTTCAGACTGTTCGAGATAATTATACTAATCACGTCTCAGACTCTCAGCGTTATAAGATGCTAGGCAATGGATGGACAGTCGATGTAATCGCTCACTTTTTTAAATACATGAAATGATAACAATTAAAGGCCAGGTGCCTAGCAAGTCAAACGGATACCGGATCGGAGGGAATCGCCTCTATAAGACCGTTGATCTTAAGAGCTACGAAGTGAGCTTCGAGTGGCAGATTCGTAAGCACAAAGTAATTACAATTACGGAGCCCTTCGAGATCTGGATCGATGTCTACTTCCAATCTAACAGATCTGATCTTGACAACGCGGCGAAGGTAATCCTTGACTGCCTCCAGAATTGTGGCATGATACAGAACGATCGACTCTGTTCGGTCCTGGTCATGAGGAAGCACATCGATAAGCTGGATCCACGGATCGAGTTCGAGATTAAACCAGTTTAAAATGGACACTAATAAAAATCTGCCGGACAATTATAAGCTGTGCATCGCCTGGATCGAGTCAGAATTGACACGAGAGACGCGATCGATCACTCTGCCTGGTGTTATCATTAACGACTTAAATCACTCGCTTAGAATCAATCTTTTGCGAATATTAAATAATCACGGATCCGAGCGGAGGGCTGCCTTCCTTCGGACCAAAAGAATAAAGGACTATTTAAACAAAAAATAATATGGGAAACAATCAAACAGCAGTAGAATGGCTTGAAAGTCAACAAGAAATACAAAATATGATTAATGTATATTCATGTGATAGCCAACTTTTTTTAAGAATGATATTTAATAAAGCTATTACTATGGAGAAAGAGCAAATAATAAAAGCATTTAAAGATTATCACGATTTAGGGCATATTTATGGATTAGACTTTGAAGATTATTATAAAGAAACTTATGGAAAATAAATTAAAAGAAAAAGAAACGATTATAATCTACGCTGGGCTGATCAACGCGCTGATCGATCACATCGAGGCAGACTTCCGTCCGTCAATATTTAATCGCCAGTCGCTGAAGATGAAATCGAATAGCGTACTGGATGAATTGCTAAAGCTAGAGCAGGAGATCTACAAAGGCGATCCGAGCGGAGAAGTCACTGATCAGTACCTGGATGCTGGCAAGCTTATGATCCTATTCTTTCGCCTGGGCTTAGAGATGACCGAAATGTCAGAGACTAAGAGCGAAGGGCTTAATACTCAGCTGAATATATTATTAAAAAATTACGGTGTAAATTTGGAGTTTTAAAAAAGATTTTTTAAACTTTGTACAACCAAACGAAAAACCAATGAATAGTAACGCTGAGCAAGTGGTCAAACCTGATCACTATCAAGGAAAGGGAGGACTCCAGGCGATCGATGTAATCGAGGCTTTTGGGCTTGGGTTCTCCCTAGGTAACGTAGTTAAGTACGTTCTTCGAGCAGGCAGAAAAGCCGACAAACTCCAGGACCTAGAGAAGGCGGTCGAATACTTGAAGTATGAGATCGAGAATCACAAACGGATCGTGAAGGAAGTCGAAGCCTATATCGCTAATCTACCAGAGGACTTATAGTGAAGAGCAGAAACGAGATAATCGAGGAGCTGTACCTTTCGAAGGATATAAGCCAGGCGCTTCGCAAGATGCAACCGGCTAGCCTCCGCGACGATCTTAGGCAAGAGATGTTCATCTCTCTTTGCACTCTAAGCGACGAGAAATTCTGGAACCTTTACGAGAACAACGCGCTCAAGTTCTACCTGGTACGGGCTATGCTTAACATGATCCGAAGCACTGGGATGAATCAGCCATTCTTCCGTAACTTCCGGGCTAAGTTCGAATCAATAGAGGAGATCGAAAACCTGGAAGATCAGATCGACAACTCGAAGGACCAGAAGGAAATTCTGTTTGATTTGCTAGATAGTAAAAGAAAGACGCTGTGCTGGTATGAAGACCGACTGCTGGATCAATACGTCGAGTCTGGATTTAATCAGATGGACGTCCACAGAAAGACCAAGATACCCTATCCGTCGATTGTCAAAACTATCGCGTTAATCAAAAAGAAACTCAAGGATGAATAAGAAGCCAGATGAGACAGCAAGAGAGCTGTTCAATAATTGCCTTTACTTTACTGGCTCCAAACTAATGGCCCGAGAGTGCGCTCTGTTTATTTGTCAGAAGTTTATCGACATGTCGAAGAGGATGGACGATAAATGCTATTACCTGGAAGTAAAAGAAGCGCTCTATAAAATAGAAATAAAATGATTCAACTACTTGCCTCAGTGGCTTTCGTCACGTTTTTCCAGATGAACAATCTGCATCACAGCCTAAGCCTAAACTTTAAGCCATTCAACTGCGCGCCATGTCTAGGATTCTGGACTGCGCTTGTGTTGATCTGGGCGCCAGTGGAACTCTGTGAGGTTATAGCGATTACATTCGGGGCAGGTGTGAAGTGCGCCATTATTTACAGACTATTAATGAAATTATAATGACAGACCAGGACATTAAATTCATCCAGGATAATATCATAAACTTCGAAACAGTAGCGCTAGGTTATACTAGAAATTTGGAGCATGGAATACTCGATGAGTACACACGAATATATCAGAGATCTCTAGATTCTGGATTTCACTTAAACGCTTTCTGTGGCGCATGCGTCTTCGACATGCTCAAGCGCTTAAAGCATCACTACGAGAACGTAATCTCAGCTCAACAAGTCCAACCAACTAACCAACCAAATGACAAAATCCAAGCTAAGAATCCTCGCGGTAGGAAGTCAAAATAGTGGCGTAACTTACCACAGACTGGCGCTTCCTTTGTCGATCATGGAAAAGGAATACTGCCTGATCACAGACACGATCACAGAGGACCTATTGAAAGAAAAGAATTTCAATGTGGTAGTGGTAAATCGTTTCTTAGAATCGACGCCACTTCTTCAGCTACTTGAATGGCGCCAGAAGTTTGGCTTTAAATTGGTGGTAGATATAGATGACTACTGGACTCTGTTCGATAAGCATCTAAGCGCGCCTACCTATCGTAAGCTTGGAGTGACTAGGATCATCAAGGACTACATTCGTTTTGCTGACCTAGTTACAACGACTCACAATCGCCTCCGCTTGGAGATCGTCCAGATCAATAAGAATTGTGAGGTACTTCCGAACGCCTTGCCATTTGACAAGGATCAATTCACAGCGATCAAGAAGGAGAATGAGAAAGTAACGATCGCACATACTGGATCGATCACTCACTATCCGGATATTCAGCAACTCAAGAAACCGATCGAAGAGCTGGCGAAGTCTAGGGTATTCAGAGAAAATACTAGGATGCTTCTGTGTGGGTGGAATGAATTTAATAAGTGGCACTGGGAGCAAATGGGAAATCTATATACTGCTAATGAGAAGCTTGACTATAAGATCCTCGAGTCGATGCCGGTCGATCTATACATGAATTTTTACCTTGAGGCCGACATGCTTTTAGTTCCTTTGCTGGATAATAAATTCAACAGACTAAAGTCGAATCTTAAAGCGCTAGAGGCGGGAGCGAAAAACATCCCGATCCTAACCTACAAGCGTGCGCCTTATGACGATATCCCGACGATCTTTGAGGTCGACAACTGGGAGCGCGACATTAAGCGAATGGCATTCAGTAAGCAGATGCGCGATGACTACGGCTATCGGAACGGAGAATACGTCCGAGAGCATTACGATATCTTTAAAATTAACGAAGGGCGTTTTGCTACTTACTCCAAACTAATCGAGTAAATTATGCCGGTCATATTATGCAGTAATGGAAAATACAGAATAGGCTCAGGTGCTTGCATCTACG